CTTTTTTGGATCCATTCCGGCTCTTTTTGGTCCCCGAGATTCGGTGTCCATGTCATGCTGCATACATGCCTTGTCCAGGGCGCTCATTGGTTGAACACCCTCTTTGATGCGTCGAGTCACGTTTGTTCCTGGTCCGCACCAATTGCACTCTGGCAGGTGCTTTTCTTTCCGATCGTACGGTTTCACGTACTTTGCTCCCATCCTCAACACATTCCGGAACCGTATGTGACCAATTGGTCCAATAGTCCAAGTTGGTGAGCGATGAGCGTACCAATTAGGTACTCCAATCGTCGTTCCACGATATGCGTCAAAACGCTTGCGCCTTGACTTGCCTTTGCAACGGTCTCAACTGCTGATGCAGCTGTATCTGGTGTAGCCATCAGATCACGTCCGCCTTAATGCCTCGGTATGGGCCGGGGGCCAATTCGACGAGGACGCTGTATACATCGTTTGCAATTGGTGATGTTGCTTCAAACTCTAGCAAGCCACACATTGCGGAGAATCCAGCCATCGTTGCAGTGCCGTCACGAAGAATCGTGTCCTGGACAACAGCTGGCTTTGGTCCATTGGTATCATCGCCTGGATACTCATCAAGATCGTACGGCGGGAAGTCATTCTGTCCTTCCAAATCTTCGATTATTTCATCGGCAACTGTGCCATGATCGAACACATTGACCAGAGGGTCGTCTGATGCGGTCGATGGGACGTTAGGTCCCTGTTGAACGGTTGCTCTTGATTCTCCATAAGAACGAATCAAGCCCACGCTGTTGTAACCGTTTGTTTGGCTTGTATCGCCTGAATGCGGTCCAAGCATGTGAAGATCAAATGTGTCTGCACTCGTTGTGCCATCTGGTGAAACCAGTTGAGAGTACACCCACATTCCACTCTTGTACACATTGTTCCCATTGTCAATGGGCTGCAATACTGTACCAGCTCGATGGTCCAAAGACATGTAGACTTTGAAATCGCTCCAGGTTCCCTTGACATCGTTCATCAAGCCAAGAGTATTGTCTTTGATCATCCGATTCCAAGTGCTGAATCCACGCTTCCATGACATGGCAGAAACCCATGTCGATGGGATCGTTGATACACTAACACGTCCCCCCGAACGAAGAGTGTTCGGATCTACATATCCGACATTCGGGGTATTTTTGCTCACAATTGTGATCTTCTTGACGTGATAGACACGACCTTGCCTCATCAATCTGCGGTTGACCCTGGATAAATCAGCGGCAAGGTCGACAAAGTGAGACGTCTCTGTGTTGATACTTCCACTATTCGTAATCTCGTACCGAAGGTATCGAGCTGCCGGTTCCATTTTCTTCGCCGATCGGCTGCGCTTGCTTGAAGATTTCTTCGCATTTGCCATGATATTCCCTCTGGTGGTAATCTCATGTGCTTGGTTACAGTCTATTAATGTTACCAAGCGTACCCGTCACTGCACTACGCTTGTTCCCGCCATGCCCGAACGTTCAGAAGACTCGGATGGGTTGTTCAGCCATCACTTCGCATCTTCCTGCCGCTTTACCAGAGATGAGGGTCCTAAATACTTCCGGACCCGTGACCCCGAATCGGGGAGATTCAATCCGGGGATGGGCGACGCCGGTGCCCCCCTTTGGGCTGCGCTGGGGGTGCGGCGTGACACCCGCTTTGCGTGAGTCGCTCTGCCGCCAATTCCCGCAACGATCGTGTAGAGAAGCGCTTCACGAGTCGAGATTGGACAGTTTTATCTACTGAAGGAGAAACTGTCTTTCTTCTACAGCACGCCCGGCGGCATTTTGCTGTAGATCGTAGCCGATTCTTGCATGGCGGTTCTACCACAGCCATGTCTTAACCTCCATCTTCTTCGCATATGGTGGCCGCTTACACATTGGACATTTGGGTCTTGAAGCTACTGCGTCGATTCGTACGTAGTAGCATCTTGAACATTGGAATACTCTAGTGAGCATATCTTTGCGGGCAGGGATCGTCAAGCGACCCGCTCCTCACCACAGTCTGGGCAAACCCAGAGCTCTGTCCAGACTCCTGGTTGGATTTCTATCGGCCAAGCGTCGGTGTGGAATTCCAACACCTTCTCGCACTTCTTACAGTTCATGCGAGTTCCCCCGGCCCTTTTCCTTTCATGTAGCAAGAGAAGCAACATTGATGCTCCGTGAGAGCAGTTGCTGTCAAATTCTCTCTGCCACAGTGTATGCACGTGATCCACGAGCCTACCATCATTCTTCCTCCGGAGTTATTGGCTTATGGATGTCATCTATTACGCAGATAAATCCTTCTTCATCCTTGCCCACGTCAAGCGCTGCTCGCCATGTCCATTTGCCATCCTTCTTATAACGCCAATATAATTTCGCCATGCTTAACGCACGGTCGCTGTATACATAAACCCTTCGGTCAAGCCTTCAGACATCCAAGTCGCCACCACGACTTTTACGCCATTTGTTGAATTTCATTGCTCGGTATACTACCCACGCCAATGCTCTTTGTCTTTGACTTGTTCTGTGGTCAAGTGCAATCTTCTTTGCTTGCCTTGCCAATCTCGCATCGCTCGCCCGAATCTTTTTTGGATCCATTCCGGCTCTTTTTGGTCCCCGAGATTCGGTGTCCATGTCATGCTGCATACATGCCTTGTCCAGGGCGCTCATTGGTTGAACACCCTCTTTGATGCGTCGAGTCACGTTTGTT